TGTTTTGTACATCGTGCCACGCTAAATCATCACCAGAAGCGTCTGTCACTGCAATTTTTTGCACATCGGTTAAGGTTTTTCCCGCTAGGATCGTGCCGTTATTAATCGCCTTGGTCACCGCCCCGGCAATCACCATCATCGCCCGTGCTTCACCGTCTTTATTGGCGGGTACTCCGCGTGTGGCCATAAGTAAACTAAACCATTGTTGCGCGATGTAGGCTTTTAACCATTGCTCATTAGCATGGACACTCATATCTAATGGGTTGGCAACCCCACCACATAAGAAACCCCGTTGATAGAAACTGATATGTGAACCCGATACCGCCGTTTCTCCGTAATAGTTCACCCGTAGTTTATCTAAGCGATCCGCATCGATATCGGTCGTGATTTGCGATGGGAACGTGACACCAAATTGACGATACATATAGTTTGTTGTCGCATTGGTTCGGTCATAATCTGTGGCGGACATGATTGCCATAGGTAACGCTTGAACAAAGAAGTTATCTGCTGTTTTCAGGTTTAAGCCCGTTGAAGCCGTACCCACCAACGCCCCGCTAAAATCTTCTGCATTTTGATTGGTCACAGACAGGTGCAATTGATACTTCACGTTTTCGCCTGCCACGTACTGCGCCAGCTCTACGGCATGCTCTAATGAGAGTTCCGTTAAAAACGTTGCACTACCAAAAGAGTCAGAAACAGCCTCAGAAGCAATAAAGGCTTGTAACGGGGTTTGCGCTGGATTACCGGCTGATGATGTACCGTGGCTAATATTCATTGCATCAGCAAGTACCGATTGACGCACACTAATATCTGCACGCTCTTGTACGCCACCGCTAATGACAAAGGCACTATCCAGCGAATTAAATGTGACATAAGCGCTAGCAAATTGAGGCTCGCTTTCTGCATTTAATTTCGCTTGTACAGCTGTTGCAACATCCGCGTATGACGTACTTTCAGAGAGATCAATTCCAGTGATTGTTTTGGTCACCTTGCCGATAGTGATATTGAGTTCACCCTCATTAATCAGTTTTAAATCAGCTAAATCGCCTGTCTTTTCGCCAAACAAGGTAGGCGCTCGACCAACAGGCTCATAAGAGGCAATTTGCAGTTCTTTCGGCTTACTTGCCGGTGCTGGACTGACATAGCTGAAATACTGACGCGCAAAATGCGCCTCGGGGGAGTCAGTACCTAATAAGTCATCCACCTGGCCACTGGCAAACTCAAGCACTTTACCAGCAGGAATTTTAGGGTTTGTTGAAAAAACACGAGCCGTGAGCTTACGCATCGGTACAGCAGACGCGCCAATCACCGCACTCGCGATATCAACATAGCGAGTTTGTTTGATAGACATAACGTTCCTTAAATACGATAAATATCAGGATACAACGCACTCACGGCGTCTGTATCAGGATGAAGTGTGCGATTAAATGTCACATTGAAATCAAATGAGGGGTTTTGTTCGTAGTTGCCCTGGTCATTCAGAAAATAAGGTGTTCGAATACCGCTTGCCCGCTGAACGCCAATGCCTTGTTTGCGGAGAGCTTCAACAAAGGGCAATGAATTGGCGATCATTCTGACAATAGCGGTAATATCACTCGCTGAATAATGGCCCAGCTGGGTAACGAAAGCCTGAACTTGGTACGTTTTTTCGGATAACTGGTTTTCTTGGTGATTGGCTTTATTGCCTTGAACGTTATATTTACGCCCTTGCCAGCCGTAGCCGTTTTCATTAATGGGAAAGAACATCACCATATTATCTTCACGGCCTTGCTTAGTAGATTGAAAACCAGCTTTAACGGAGATATCAATACCGACCACTTTTAACTGCAACAAGAGCTGTTTTCGAATGGCGACATCAACTTCATAATCCGTCATAAGTACCCGCCTCGATACAGATCACCGATTTCCAACCGTCTTGTTCGTACCAGTCTGCATCACCCACCACATCATATTTTCGACCATTGAATACAAGGAAATCAGGAGATGTTCCTCGTTGCACCGCTTTAATATCATGAGAGGTATATAAGCGTCGGTACACTTGGCTCGTATCTAATCCCATGGATTGAACATCTTGGGTATCGACCGCTTGCCAACTGCCACGAACTTCTATCGGATCATAATAATAATTTTGGTCATTCCCTCGTTCATCGGGTGCCCGTTCTTTAAATCGAAACCAGAGCACCTTTTGCTGGGGAATATAACGTGAAGCAATACGATTTAAGTTACCAAACATTATTTATCCTCCACGACAAATGACACGGCTTGAAGCATTTGGCCGGTATCAACTAACGGCTTATCCGTGGCTTTACCTTTGCTATGGCGACGTGCTCTTGCTTTGACCGTTGACTCTTCCAGCGCTGGGGTGGTGACTGCTTTAATTGCCATTTTCACATCTCCCGCTACCGTCGCACCAATTTGTGTCAGCCCATTATCCAGCGTGATGTTTCCCTTAATAGAGGCTTTCACAGCACGAAAAATTAACTGACTATAATCCTGCTTTTTGTCATTCATGGTCGGACGTAAAAATGGGCGAGGAGGAATGCCACCAGCCGGATAGCCCAACTCTTGAATAGCTGCAACATAAGCAATAGGTGTTCCATCGGGATATTTTGCGTGTTCAAAAAAACCAACACTTAATCGCTTTTTAGCCAATTCATCGTAAACCGCTTTTAATTGCGCTAATTTAGTCATTAACGTAATCGCCCTCCTCGCGTAAATCGCCCACCTACACCACGAAATGCTGAACGTTCGCCACCACCACCCAAATATTGAGGGACGCTACAACGTTTGATCAGTGCAAGAAACTGCTGGCCAAAGGTGGTCATTTTAAACCAGTGCGACCAATCCGAACCGGCAGGCGGTGCCGTAAATGACACGCTCACTTTATCGATAGTCACACTCGTCACCACACCGGTAGGCGACTCATCATCAGCAATCATTTTTCTAAGTGTTAGCATGTGTGCAACAACGAGCATCCACAGCTCGTTAGTGCAAACACCCTTACAGGCAGAGAAATAGTTCAACGCAGATTGAGCAATGATATCTATTTCATCATCACCCACACCGTTAAACTGCGGATAGAGCACACGGAATGACGTTAAAGGAAATGTGCTCGTCTCCATGATCACTTACCTTTTTTGTTGGTTTTAGGAACGTCTAACTTTTCAGCTTCTAACGATTCTGGTGTGTCAGGAGCTGATTGGTCGCTCGCTTCCATATTGGTAGCAACTTTTTCGGGATCTTCTTTGCGTTCTTCAACGGTAATATACCCATTGTCACAATGAAGATTGAAAACGTGATTTTCTTTGAGCTGTTTGTATTGCTCGTCAGAAATTTCCGTCACACGACCACGTGGTGTGTACATGTGTTTGGTCATCACGTTCGCTTGACCGGCAATAAACACTTTCCCGTCTTTCACGGTATAGTTCTGGTCATTTGATAAGGTGCAATATGCGTAAAGAGGCATGGAGTGCTCTCCTGTTGTTTAGATATAAAAAAGCCCTCAAATGAGGGCGCAAAAAGAGAAGTGGTAAGATTAAATGCCGGTTAAGCGTGTCACCGCCCACGGACGGGTCACAAATACACCTGCAGTCGCATTGGTTGCATCTTCCATATACCCTTTAATTTGGTTGAGTGAACCTAATAACTGGTATTTCACAGGCACCACCTGAAGGATCACCGCACTGGTTGCCGTTGAACCATCATCAATGCTATCTGCGAACATATAGGCCACATCAGCCCCACCGTTTGCGCCAACAAATTCAGGAGAGAAAACCAGACGCATATTAGGATAGTTTTCATTTATCCATTGTTTGACTGTTTCACCGCGTGCGACAGGATTAGCCACATTCAGTGCAGAACGAAAACCTAACGGCAATGTTAAGGTGATTGGCGTGTCATCTTTAATAATACCGCCAGAGCTCGTTTCAATACGCGAGAACATATCAGTAATATCGGCAGTGATATCCGCAAAGGTTCCGCCTTTCCATTTGCCTTTTGCGGTTTCATAGGCGGGTAAGTTAGGCTCATTCATCAAACCAAAGACGCGTGTTTCAGGGCTATTAAACCCGTAGTAACCCACACGTTCACGCCCTTGCTCTAATGATTCAGTCACTGAGTTGCGCTTTTCTTCCATCGCAACAAAACCTGCAGACGATTGGCGCGCTTCTTCTAATTTCCCCACTTGGAAACCTAATTCGAAACGAACAAGACCACGGCGCTCTTGGTCTTGCGCATAAGACGCTAATGGCACATTGGTATGATCACCATAAAGTTCGGCTTTACCGGTTGGTGTCGCCACATTCAGAATGATCTCTTCATCATGCCATTCGCCCGCATTGACGATACCTGTGATTTCATCTAACACACGCACACGCGTTGCGGTACGAATGACACCCGGTAAAACGTGTTGCAACATTTCGCGTTGAATTAAGCCTCCCTGCATTGCACCACCGCTAATCGCTGAGTCCATCGCAGAAAAACCACCAAAGCCGATTTGCGCTAATTCCCCGTATGTCCATTTCTGATCAGGGTTAATATTCAGTTGGCCATGTTTTTTGACATCACGACCAGACATGTGAAACTTAATTTTACTGACTGGCATTATTCACCTTCCTTTGGAGATGCTGGATATGGGATTTCTGTTAAACGAATAATGCCCAAGTGAGCACTTTCTGTTGACTCAAGGTGTCGGCTGATAAAACCAATGACACGATCACCGGCACTAATGGTGGCTTTCGAAGATAGCGAACCGTCTGCTTCATCAAAAACAACCGGTGCGTTGATTTTTCCTGCCACTTCTTTTAGTTCAACGAAAACCTCCCCCATTGTCAGGAATTCACCTTGCGTACCGTTACGAGCGAATTCTTCTTCGATACGATAGGCTTTAGGGTTAATCATGATCCCCGCAAATGCCCCTTTTCCCCCAACTTGAACAGATTCCACGGAATCATCTTTGTAGGTATAGGCGCGACCGAAAATATTCAGCTTTTCATCTGCTGAACTGAGAATGGCGGAAACAGCGCGAATAGGACCTGCATGACTAATTTCACCGACAACACCAGAAATTAAGCCGTTTGCTACTGATTTAGGAATTGCCATTATTTAGCTCCCCATTTATCCATAATTGATTTATTGCTCACTGCAGAGTCCATTGTTGAGCTGGTCTTTTGAGAATCAGGCACACGCCCTTGCATCCAAGCATCAAGAGCAATGGCTTCGGTGCCTTTACTGCATTGAATACCCAGTTTTTCAACACCGTACTCTGCAACTTGTTGTTGAGTCATGGCTGAGTGGTCAAACACACCAATAAATGGCGTTAATTTATGCGCTAACGAATCACGAGCACCGATTTGTTTGAGTAACTCCCCCGTATCCATTGCGGGTTTGGCTTTTTCTAATCGCTTAATTTTACGTTTCAGCGATGCCATTTCATCCATTGCGGTCATGCTACGGTTTAGGCGCTTTAAACGACGATGAAGACCATCGGTAGTAGCTTGGTCAAGATGCTCTTTGGCTTCTTCAATCGCTTCAACAGCTTCTTCAATGGCGACTTCGGCTTTCTCGACTGCTTCAGGTTCGCCAGATTCAGCCTCTTCTGTGGCAATTTCGGCTTTTTCCACTGCTTCTTCTGCTTTCTGCTCTTCGTCAGGGTCTGAATCAGTTGAAGGCTTATCTTTATCTTCTGGTTCATCATCTGTCGCAGGTTTAGCGCTGGTGATTGCTTCTTTGATCATGGCTTTTAACGCTTCCAATTGCTCGGGCGTAAAGGCACCTTCATCAGTGGTTGGTTTGTCTTTGTTTTCATCTTCAGGATTCATGCGAATAAGTTCCTTTGTGTCTATGGTAATAACGGAATGGTCTTGCACAGCAACATCAGCGCCAGTGCGCCCTTCATCAACTAACGCAAGATGGTTGGCTCTAATATGCCGTTGTATGGCGTCATAACGTTCACCGTTAAATTCGCCTGGTGTGAAATCGTAAACACAGCGATAACCCGGAGATAATTCAATTTTTCCTCCTTCAATTTGGTTAAGCGCTGAATTAGACAGGATTTTGATATTGCCTCTGAGGTAGGGATATTCAAAATAGACTCGCTCCCCGATGACCCCTTGTATCCCCTTTGTCTCCGCGGGTGTACCGTCTTTCCCTAACATTTCATGCTCATCAACAAAGGGCATTAATTTGAAAGAATTAATTGTCTCTGTGCTGGCCAGTTCTTCTTGTGGGCGATACACCTTGTAAATTTTTTCGGGTATCGGTGCGCCAATTTCAAACCCTAAATAATCAAAAACCCCAACTTTAGAGATGGGGTTATCTTTCACTTCCAGCCAGCCGTTTAAATCATATTGTCGTTTGGTCATGTCTCCTCACCGAAATCTATTACGGGTGTCCAGAAGCACTTACAGTTTGGTAATTGTCCGGGCAAGCCACGCTCACCTGTCCGTTCATCAATCACAGGTGGGTTATCTAAATCAAACACTTCACCATCCAGACGCAGATGTAATTCACGCGGTTCGGCACTACCTGCCGAGTGATGCCAAACTGCCTTACGAATACCGGCAGATTTCATACGCTCATAATTCACTGCAGTCGTGATTTTTCGTGTTTGATCAACAGCGATAAAATTCGCCCTTTTTTCAGTCACACTGCCTGTATGCCTAATTTCCTTTAATAGTGTCTTTGCACCTTCACCACCTTGGCTAATAGAACGTAATGCAACACTTTCAATGCGTTGATGAAATTGCAGTGGAATGGATTTAATTAACGATACGTTTTCAGCAGTAGAGGCAATAATTTTATCTTTCAGGGCTTCGGGCATGGCTGGGGTTTTGATGGTGATCCCCCCTGACAACTGTTTGAGAGAATCATCTAAATTACGCTTTGCGCCTATATCGACTTGGGAAACAAATTTATCTGCAATCTCTGTGGATTTTTGTTTAAAAATCTTATCCCATTTGCGTTTTAGCCGATTAAGCCAGATGCGTGTTTGACTGGCAAAGCTGGCATCCATCGTAAAACCTTCAAAGTCGTCATTTAATTCACTAAACACTTTTTCATAGTCTTTAATCATTGCATTAATGAGTCGTGACATGTCACCTTGATAACGACTAGCTGGGGCGACTGAATACTGCAGAGGTTTCCCCTTCATGACCGCTTGACGCGAAATTGCCCATTGCGCTCGCTTCGTTCGTACTCGTATTCGCCTCGACATAATCTGCCTCGTTCACTTCAATGCCGTAATAGCTGGACTCTTTATTGCTGGCCAGTTTTTTACGGATATCTAACCCATCTATCGCACCAGTCGAAGCCAGTGCCACATCGGTCTGCGCTTCTTTCAGTTCAATATCCGCACTCTCAACAGCCGTCGGGCTATCAAGTGGCGCCCATGTGATAGAGATTTCTGTCACAGGTAAACCATCGCTACGCATTAACATGTCGTAATGGCGCTGTAATAGCTCTTCAAGGTCGTTTGATTGGATACTTTCAAGCTCTTCGCGGTAATTGGCTTCTTCGTATTCCCCCGTTGAGTTAAAGCCTTTCGGTGTAGTGCCTAATAGCTTTGTTGCCGGTACATTGGAAGCCGATGCCACCAGCTGATATTGCGTCATAATCGTGGCGTCTAAATCCGCTAATGACGTATCGAACTGTTGAACTACATCTTCTTTACCTACGGTCTGAACACCGTAATTATCTCTCATCTCAATGAACTCAAGGATATTTTGACGAATAGTCAATTCATCCATTCCCTCAACATCTGCCATACCAATAGTCAATAAGCGCTTGGTCATTGCCAGTTGTGGCGCTTCATTAGCGGTACGCTCTGATGCATAGACTCGCTCATAAATGCGTTCTGGTACTGATACACCAAAGTAGTTGTAAAGGGGCTTAAGCACGTTAGGTACGGGGAACGGTACAAATTTAATAAAATGCGATTTATGATACTTGCGCCCACCAATCACATAATAGGTTGGTTCATAGAAATCCATGCTGGCAGGATCTTGAACATTGGCGTCCGTTAAATCAGCCGTTACCCATTGAGGATCAATTTGCTTAATCCCCTTGTACATGCCTTTGGTTACGCCATCGATATTAAACGGGTTTTCATACCACTCTTTCGGATTTGATGTCTCCACAACAAATAACGCCAAACGACCGCCATATACTCGCCCAAAGTGAACCAGCTCTTTAAGCTGATGTGTAATACGGTATTTTTTATCGCGTTTGCGGAGCTTTTTACTGATAGCGCGATCATCGTCGTTATCACAATCAATATCATATCCCTGACGTATCGCATCACGAGCTGGCATATTGCAGGCTTTATCCACCAGCCAGTGTTTAGCGATAACCGCACACATATTGTTGCCGATAAACATTTGTGAGGCATACCAAGAAGCCTGTGACTCTGGTACACCGTAAACCTGCTCACCTTTAAATGAGGGAACATAACTATCAATGCTATCCATTGCGACACCATTGATTGTAGGTTGAGGCAAGTTCAGTCCTTTAAATTCATTATCGCGTGCCAATGAGGAATATAAATGCGTTGAGAACGCAGACCGTTTTGGCGATTTTTTTATTTCAATTTTCTTACTAAATGGCCACATACTAAGTCCTCTTACGGGAGAAGAAACCGCCTTTTTTCTTCTGATATAAATCGCGTAATGCTTGAGTCATAGCATCCACTGTGTCGTCATTGCTAGAGAACGGAAATGTAGTAATTTCCTCTACGGTTTCCACAATCCACGGCGCAATATCTTTGTGAGGTAGCCACACATTTCTAGCCTCCCACTCAGCAGTACACGCATGAGCACGAGCAACCTTGCTACCATCTGGCTCGACGGGAATTAACCCTGATACGGTTGATTTGAGAGAGTCGATTACAGCAGGGCCATTAGCTTTATCTTCCACTAACTTACGTCGCCCTTCAGGGAATTTTTCAGCTAGCCATTTCACCGACTTTAATGTTTCAGTAAAGCTCATGCGTTTTCGAATTTGATACAGCAGATAAGCATTTGCATCTTTCTTGCCCCATACCTGCCCCACCACATAGTCAGTACCGTCACTGTCTTTAAAGGTCATATCCCAACTATGGATAACCTTATCGAATTTTTCAGGTAGGTCTTTCGGTAGATAGTACTGAGCAAATTCTTCGTGGAAGATTTGACCATCACCCGGCTTAGGTGATTGTTGGTACATTGCAGACCAAAAGTAATCACCGAGGATTGCTTTTGTCTCAAGGAGTTTGTCGATTGGGTGTAACTCTGGTACCAACGCTTCTCCTTTCTCATTAATGGCAGGGAATGCAAGCACCTTGGTTTCAGGCGCTTTTTCTTTTAATTGACCAGACAAATCATCAGTTGCCCATCGAGTGGCCATGATAATTTCACCGCTATTTTTTGATAAACGGGTCTTAAAGGTCGAAACGTACCAGTTCCAAATTGATTTTTTAACAGTTGGGCTAAGTGCCTCTTTCGAGTTCTTTATCGGGTCATCAATAATGCCGAGGTCAACTTTCTTACCCGTTAATGGGCCACCTACCCCGGCACAAACATAACTGCCTTTGTGATTAGCGATACCGAACTCGTCAGAATTACGTTTAACTGCAATGCCGTTTTCAGGCTTATTGCCTAACCAACTTTTAGGAAATAGCACGCGATATTCATCGGACATCATAATGCGCTGAACATCGGTATTCATATCACCGGCTAAATCTGAGGAATAAGACAACGCACCCACACGCATGTTAGGATATTTTCCAAAGAAATAAGCGGGAAGATAACGAGAAACAATATCAGACTTACCGTGTTGTGGCGGTGCCCCTAATATTAATTTAGGGCGCTTACCTGCCATCATATCAATCAAGAACTGGTCGAGCGCATCACATACCGTTTGAGAAAAATGGCTTGTAATGTATTCAGGGTTTATATACTGAATAAATTCATGCAAACTACGTCTAGCTATCTCTCTCCTGACTTCTTCATCAAACAAGTCGAAATTGACATCCATAGAGATACCTAAAGTGACAAAAATAACCCTTTCATGCCGTAATTGGCACGAAATGATTTTCATGTTTTTGATAACAATTGATTAACAATAAAACGGCATTAAAACAGAAAGAAGATTGTTACTTTTAGCGGTTTTGGTTGTGTTTTTAGTTGAGTTCAAAAGTGAAGGGGCGCATTAGCATCATTATGTTAAATAGAACTACTTTTCGCCCTTTTTTCTCAATTGAAGAAGTTGCTCGAAGCTTAGGTGACTTAAATCTATTCCTGTTGTTTGAATAGGCCCACCATCGGCACCCGTTAATTCCGTCTTGTTCTTCAGCATACCTAAATGCTGTGCAACCATTTTAAGCGCTTCATCTTGATTACGAGTAATCACCTCAACACCAAACTTCCCTTCTTTCACGCCAGCAAACACTCGACGAGCTGGCCCTGTTAAATCACGTGTATCATGAAAATACGCACGACCAATACCAGCACCGTTACAACGAGGGCAATCAGGATTTGGATCTAATGTTTCATCGTAACCGTAGCCCCCAACATCTTGTGGAGGCGGTTTATTGGCTGTAAGCGCTTTTTTAATAGCATCTTCAAACTCTATCGAATCACGCCACTGGTAATTAAAACCAAAGCCCCAGCAATAACGGCAACATAATCGACGGTATTCGGTCAACTCGTTAACGTCTGCAGTTGCGATATCCCACCATATTTTTAATACAGCATCTTGGGTTATCTCTGTTCTGCGTTCCCGTTCTACTAATGCGTCGGTGATTGCCCGATTAACCTTAACATTTCTATACATCCGACTTGCGCTTGCGTATGCCGTATTTCCTTCACATTTACCACAAGCACGCTTATATGCAGCAGTCCTATTTAGGTCAATAAGGTATTCATTAACGAATTTAGCCTGTAACTCAGTAAGCCCGTAATTACGCAGACTAAAAGTGTTTTGATCATCATGCGCATTACTGGATTCATTACTCTGCGCAGTGGGTATATCACTATTGCGCATAGGCTCTTTTGCGTATTCTTTTTTTTTGCGCAGTGCGCAATTTCTTGTGCGCAGTTTTTTGCGCATTCTGCGCACTAGATATTTTGATATATCGTCGGGCTGTTGAGTAGTTCAGTTCCTTTAGTTCGCACCACTCTTTAGGGGATATTCCTGTTATAGCATGTTCGGCGATGAACTGTTGTTGTAGCATCCCCCAATCCGGTTTTGCCATGATTTTTCCTAGTCATCTGTTAAAATTAGTTATTAATCTTTATTAACAATGGAATCTATATATGCCAGCTCTCCCAATAATATCTTTATTTACTACACAAAAACCTATCATTGGAACAATGAACACAAAAATAAGAAGTGAATTTGAAGCTGCAAATTATGTTGCTGAACATCAAGCAATGAGCAATATAAATTCAGATATTGATAAAACACTAAGATTTTCTCCACAGTATCCTTTATGGCGTAAGTCTATGGAGAATTATGATCCAGCAATTAATACATCAGAGTTAAAAAAATACAAACAATCCCCTAAACAAACTGATACGAAACTAATTGATAATGAAATAAAATTTTTCAACTCAACACTCTCAGCTGGTCAAAAATTGTTCCGTTTTGATTATTGCTCACCTAATTGCAATGAAATAATCCAATTAAAGCCTCTCTCAACAACTTTTGATCCTCAAGTTGCATTTATGCAAGCTATTCATAATAAACAAGGTGGAAATTTCCCTACAATTCAGCTTTGGATCCTTACAGTTACATCTCCTAGCACTAATGTTTACTTCTATGATATCGATGATACCGAAAATTTAGGTGATGAATTAGAGGTGTTGTTTGCACCTAAAGCAACCTTGATAAAAACTAATTATCATACAACTAGTTTCACTTGTAAGACTCTTTCTAAAAAGATAGAAATACTTGAATTTAATATTTCCTAATCAGCTACAATGATTATTAATATAATCCTGCAACCCTTTAATCATCTGCTCTGACTCTGCAATTCGCTCTCTGAGTAACCAATAATTTCTGATAGCGGAGTCAGTAGGTCGGGCGGTGGTTGCATCATCCACGCCGGAGGTGGTAACGCCTTCGGATTTTGAACAGTTGGCTTTGATGTACACCCGCTCAGGATGACGCTCGCTAAGATCACGTAACCGGCTAATTTCTGTTTTAGCATTATTGAGTTCCTGCGTATGTTTTACATCGAGGTCATGAAGGGATTTTATGCGTGCTTGGTAATCTTGATTGATATTGACTTGCTCATTGAACGAACTAGTAAGTAATTTGTGATTCGCTTTTAACGTTCCATAGTCATCTATTACCCACCAGAGCCAGAACACCAACACCACACAACTACCAGCGAGTAATTTGGTGATATTCATAGACGTTATGCTGGATATGATTTCCACGTTAATTGAAAATGAGGGCCATCTTTGAATGAATCCCAATTACCGCCCCACTCAACATCAATGCCAAACTCTTTACCTGCTTGGATCATCGCTTCAGCCACTTTTTTAAAGTATGGCCATTCTTGCCAAGGTATTGAGCCATTCACAATAGGAGCACAATCCACGGCATGCCCAGTAAGATGCCGACTATTCATCGTTCGACTTTTACCATTAATGACCAACTGACGTTGACGAGCTTCATTACGCTTTCCTTCAATAACCATAAAATCGACATCGGTCAATTCTAGTGCTCGTCGAGTTACTTTGACTAAATCAGGATGAACACCCTGCATATTCTTTTCACTACGTGTGCTAAATATAAATTTACTCACCGCTAACCTTCCTTAAAAACCGTTTTTCTAATGTTTTAATTAACTCAGCTCCAGACCAACCGGCTAAACCAGCAATACCACCAGCGAGTTCTGGAACCCACTCATAATAGCTAGACGCTAAGTACACCATTGCGCCAGCAAAAATAGAGACGATAACTTGAAGGAAAAATACTCCCCAACTTATATGCTCCCCATTCAACGCTTTATATGCACAACTAGCTGCAGTGCCTAACAAAGTCATGACGCTGATAAGTATGCCCACAAGCCAGTTATAGTTATTGGGGTCTTTATATGGCATTTTCTTCATACCTCCCCCTTAGCTTGGGGCTTATTAGTTAATAAAAGTTGGACTTAGTCATAATTACTTTCGTAATCTAAACTGTTCTATTTCCAGTGTGGTTTGTTCAAATCGCTCTTTCTCAAGTTCAACCCCAAGAACTCGACGATTTAACTTTAATGCGGACTTTAGTGTTGCACCCGACCCCATAAAAAAATCAGCAACCAGATCACCTTCGCGACTGCTTGAGCGAATAATGTGTTCCATCATTTCAGCTGGTTTTTCACAAGGGTGTTTACCTGCGTAATATTGCACAGGTGGATACGTCCACACATCGGTGTAAGGAACATCAACGGTGACAGAAAAAGGACGACGTAATAATTGATATTGTTCAGCAAGCTCCTGGTACTCTCGACTAAGAGAAGCCTGTACCTCTATCAAATCAGTATGATCACGATTTAAAGGATTACTACTAAACTTTTCACTTGCTACACGCTGAAACAGCTCTTGCAGTTTTTTGTAATCAGTTTCACTAGGTAGTTGCCATTGGCTATAACTGAACCAGTGGGATGCCATTTGCTTACCGGTTGCTTGCTTGATTTCTTTTGCTGTTATTCCTAACGATTCGCGTGCAGATTTAAAATACTCAATTAAAGGCTTAAATACGTTTTCTTTAAGCGCTTTGCATTGCTGAAGATAGACACTGCTTTTACCCTTATATGGGCTTTGATAATGTTCAGCAAATAAAATTCTTTCAGTGCTTGGAAAGAAACTGCGTAAATCGGCTTTACATGCCCTGCGCCAAGGCCCTGATGGTTTAGCCCATACAATGTGACTTAAAATATTAAATCTTTCACGGACGAGTAATTCAGTATCTGACGCTAGTTTCGAACCGCAAAAGAGATAAAGACTACCGTTAGGCTTTAATACTCGCCAAAATTCCGCAAGCATTTCATCAAGCCAAGATAAATATGATGTTACGTTTTCCCACTGATTATCCCAACTACAAGACTTCACCTGAAAGTAAGGCGGGTCAGTTGCGATTAAATCAATACAATTATCGGGAAGTGTTTTTATATAGCTGAGTGAGTCATCATTGACTAAATTCACACTGTTTAAATTCACAGTATTTTTCATAGATCAGGAGAACCTTTTTTGATAAGCTCACTATGCTTTGTGCACATAAGCAGTGGGCTTTAGTTTGTCCGTGATCTACCAGAACGGGTGAATGACTGTAAAGGTGCTACCAACACTTTTACAGTCGCCCATTTTCACAGTATTAGATATTTTGAAATGTATTTCCTTTAATGTTTTCTTTGATTAGTCCCGCCATCGCCAACTGCGTTAATATCAATTGACAACGTTCCTCAGTTAAATAGGTGCATTCTGCAACTTCATTTACCGTAACCTCTATCGTGTGCGGAACAACTTCAAAAACAAGTCTTGCCTCTTCTGTCATATCACTATGTTTTAACATGATATTTTAATACCTTTGGTCAGTTATTGGTCGTGAACACACATGTAACTCTGAACAAAGGAAACAGCAACTCTTATCTGTTTTAGACACAAAAAAACCCAGCCTAAGCGCTGGGTTAGTTGGTCACTGTATAAAAACGGCAACTTATACTTAAATAGTGGATCATTGGCTCAAAGAAGTCAACACGTTCTTGCTATTATTTTTACTTTTCCACTCTTTTTCTCGTTTTTTAAATGCATCTTTTAAATGTGGGTAAATTAAATATTCGGCTGAACTAATTATGTCCTCAATTTCTCTTCTGCATGTAGACATAGAAGGTTTTCTATATTCTACCGTTCTATTGCGTCTAATCATTTGTCGCGGTTTCACGATATGGTGATAATAACGAGCAATAGCGCGATCTGAGCTACCAAAGGCATAACGCAGTAATAAGAGCGTAAACGCTATTCTGTCTATGTGATAAATTTTATCGACCACTTTAGCGATCAACATCCCGTCATCGTCATTACACATTTCTCGCTCAGGATAATCACGCCTTTCTACTGTCGCCATAAATTCAGCAATAATACTGCTTTGCCTTTTTTCTATCCTCCCTGAATATACCCATGCTCCAAATTTTGATAACCAAGGCTGGATCCATGCAACCTGATCATCATCAAGTTTTAACCCATCTGATATACTCTTTATACTCGACATGCTCGTAACTCCATTACTTCTTGCTTAGTCTGTTCTAATAACTCAATCTCGGTACCATGAATTTCTTGCCACGATTTAGGCGAAGCGTGAAAGCCGGTTTCGTAACACGCTCTATGATGTGGAGGACACAGTGGTAAAACATCTGTATGACTGGCTCGCTGTGCCATTCCCTGCCCTGTTCTAACATGATGTATTTCCGCTAAACTGGCTCCAAATCCCATATTGCGACAACAAATACAACCCAGTTCTGCTACATCTGATAGCCACTGTCTTTCTTCTTTGGTCTTTGATTTGATCATTGGTCTTGCCTCTACGTGAAACTTAATAATTGAGATACTGCATTTTCTACAGCTTTTTGAGTGGGAAACTGTTTACGAAGGATAAAATTCCAAAGCACATCGAGTGTGGCTTTATAGAGTTCACTAAATGCTAAGTCGTCCATATTTGCAAAACTGATTGATTTAGCGACACGACGTAAACTGCCGTCAGGCATTTCAAACGTATCGTAATAACCGGCTTGCTCTACAACCCAATAGCGAAAAGCATCAAATGATTTTGTTGCTGAGATATTTTGTGCACGATTTTGTGCAACTTCTTCTAGATAGATATCGGATGCTGATAACAGCGCGTCAGCATTATCCGTGTAATATGAAAGGAATTTGATGTAACCACGCACAAGCTCTTTTTCTTCAGGTGAAATGGTACCGCCAACGGGTTCCCAATATTCATAGCCTAAGTTGAGTAATGCGAAGTATTTACGATGAAATCTAGGGTTACGAGCTTTCTTAAAATTAGCTGAAAGCACATCACCACACTTGATTTTTGAATGCAGAAAATCTCTCGTAACAGGGTTAGCTGGTACAAGAGTATCGTTAGACATTTTGATAAAGCTATGCTGTGCCATACTTGACTCTCAGTTGACACAGCAAATATTTAGGATTGGGTGTTCAGACCAATGAATTTAATATACAACAAAAATCAATAGGGTGAAAATAAATCAAACTCATCTAACTTAATTATCGAATCAATTTCTCTATAAGAGTCTATGTCTAGTATAGATGTAGACTCCATTATTTCGGATAGCTCTCGGCTTCCAACCCATGATGAGTCCCATATTCTAACACTAGTATCCTTAACTAAATTACATAATGGTTCGTTAAATTCAATGCTATCATCATAATTTTTTATGGCTCTTTGAAACCATATTTCCAAATAACCAATATTAGGTAACTTTTCAAACTTATCTTTTAATCGCTTAATTAATATTAAACGATCAACATCTTTCATCAACGTTAATATTTTACTTATGATGGCAAAGCATACTGGCTGCACCTTAGGGTTTTTTACTGCTAAATCAATAATAATGCTAATTATTGCATTAGACGTTATATCCAAATCTTCTAAATGAAAAATCCTTTTACTAAACTTACCTAATAAACCTAATAAACTACCAGAGTTAGGATACTCTAATGAATGACTTTTTATTATAAGAGCTTGTTTTAATAAGAAACTATCTCTATTTTTTTTGGTTAATAATGATAGCTTATCTTTTTTTATTGAACCAACTATAACATCCGAGTTTCCAATAGTTTTGGATGAATTTAGCTTCAACCCAACTTCAGATAAACACTCCGATAATATTTTTAATATTTTTTCACCATCACTGCTATTATTAACAAATATCCTATAATCATCCCTATACCTCAGAATCGTATAATCTTCTATATCAGTTATTCTTTCACTAAGCATTTCATCTATATATCCTAATAACAGTTCAGCGATAAAATCCATAACGACTGAACCTTGTGGTATTCCATTAGTTTGTCCATATCTCATTTTTTGGATATAAGCATCTAGAGTATTACCAAGTAACTTTCTCTTTCTAAATTTTTTTGCTACTTCTTTAGTTTCAACTGCCCATGCAATAGAATGTGTATAAATAGAACTATAACAATCTGCAATATCTGTTACGAACATTAGTTCATAATCTATGGCCATTTCAAGAGAACTTAATTCAAAATTTTCCCACCAATTAGTTACTTGTTCTGCTCGGTCCTTTTTTTCTGATAAACTTTTAACTGGAATACTTAAACATTTTATTTTAGTGTTTTTCTGAAAATCATTGAACCGATTTTTTAACTTATCCCAATTTTCATCGGTTGTTATTTCTCTAACTAAAAAGCTATACAATATAGGATGAATCAACTCTAAAGGGCGCCATGAAAGTTTTCCGTCTTTATTAGTTAATATTACATGATTTACTTGTTCACAATCCCATACTTTAATATCTCTATGCATAATATCATTAAGACTAATTCCATCTAATAAATCAAAAACTTGATTAAGCAAAGGTTGAAAATTAAAGTAATGAGGTAGATCTCCAGAAAAATAGCTACTAGATTTCATAAAAAAATCCTTAGCTTCAATAGAACTCATGTCTAGAATTGATTGCCTTTCATCCATCTATGATTCTCCATATGTTTAAATATAATGAAGGCTATTACATAAATACTTTACTTACAAAAAGAATCAATATATTCATGAACTCTTTCACAAAAAACTTCCTTTATTAAATATTTGTGCACATTTCTAGTTATAAATACTTAGTCTAAGTGTTACATATAGAGAATGGAGATAGCCAATTTTAGTAATTATAATCTGCATATTAAATTTCATATTTCCACTTTTCTTTATTTAGCTTTATTTTTTAATAAAATAAATATTAGTTATGATACATTAAAGAACATTCAAATAATTTAAAACGCCTGTGTTTCTTTCTGTGAATAGCCCCTCCTTTTTTCCTGTCCTTTAAACGCTAGCTTCTCCGCCTCCCCCTTACTAATATTTTTAATATAAGAATTCACCAACTGAGCATAAGCGGTACCAGTATTTCCATCACGATTTAATCTGAGAAGAATTTCCATTAGCGATTTATCAGCATTATCGTTATAAACAGCATCACGATATAAACCAATCCATACATCACAATCTTGCTCAATTTGCCCTGTATCACGGCTATCAGCGGGAGTTGGCCGTTTATCTGCCCTATCTTCCAATTTACGGTTAAGTTGGGTTAATAACAGGACAACGCAATCCATTTCTTTTGCTAGATTTTTTAACCCCGTAGTAATATCACCATATGCAATATCACGACGTTCAGCCTGACCAGCCTTGATAAGGGTAAGGTAATCAATCGCTATTAGGCCTACTTGCCCTTTAGCTCGTTTAACCTTGCGACATTCAGCTATGATATGGTTAAGATCAATACCAGGAGTGCTATCGATATACATATTCGATTCTGCAATCTCTTTTGCTCTGGCTAATGCCCTAGCCATTTCCATATCATCATGTGTACCTGTATAAAAAATATCTGCAGATACATCGCCTTCTTGAGAGATCATTCGTTCAATGATCCCACGGTCTGTCATCTCAAGGCTGAAAAGCAATGTGGGTAACTTGTGGTTTAATGCAAAGTGAGTTGCAACACGATTATAAAATGCGGTTTTACCCATTTTTGGCCTTGCACCAACAACAATTAATGATCCTCTCAATGCCTGCTTGGGAGCCATTAACTCATCCAGTGACTCTATACCCAAAGTAAAACCCACTGCATTTTTAGGATCACTAAAGCGCCTATCAACATCATCAAGCCAATCTCCAACAACATCTAGAGCAGGTCTTAAACCTTTGCTTTTTCCTGTTTTAGCGTGTTCGATAATGCTTGATACAACCTGCTGAACATTTGATAGTTTATTGTTGATATCAAGACCATCATTCGCCATTAGCATCTCTACACAAGTATTCAGATTATTGATAGCGTAACGCTGTATTGCATTATCTCGTACAATCCGAGCGTAGTTCACAATGTTAGCAACTGAAGGTAATCTACAAAGCTCCGCTATGTAAGCAAATCCCCCAACTTTTTCTAAATCACCGCTACGTGTTAAAGAGTCACTAACTGTAATGATATCTGTTGGATAATCAGATTTTATTAACTTCACTATCTCTGTAAAAATTCGACTGTGAGATCTTGAATAAAATGATCCTGATTTAACGAGTGATATTACATGCTGACGCTTATCTTCATCAGAACTGATCATCAAGCCACCTAGTACAGCCTGCTCTGCTTCAAGATTGTATGGAGGGGTGAAATAATCATTTGTCATTAGCACGCTCCTCTTTGACAGCAACATAACAACGTTCCGTAATTAAATAATCTAAATTTTTACGTCGCCATGTCCCCCCTCGCCCATTATCTCGATCCTCCATCATCCATCGACAATTACTGGCAATATACGATAAATAATTCTCCCAGCGCTCTTGATTGAATTTAAATTTTATCCAGAAATTTCTTAACTTCCGTTTACGCTCATCAGTCATCACTTTGATAGCTGGCATATCAGACAAAATATCGTGATATGAATTAATAATCTTTTCATAATTCAATTTAATTTTTGATGCCGATTTTTTGTCGTCAGGTTCTCCTGACGTACCATCAGTAATATCTGTAGTAATATATGTAGTAATCTCTGTAGGATCGAACTGCGGATTTGTTTCATCGCCACCGTCAGTTTTGTCTTGTCGCGGTCGTTCGTTTTGTTGTTCCGCGAAATCACTATTGTGACTATCCCCAGTTGCGCTTTGCGCATTTGGTGCATTTTCAATAGGTTGCGACATGACATAATCTAATTTTTCACAGTCAATTAGATAATAAATTTTATGCTCTAAGCGTTTATTAGTCTCAACCAGAATACCTCTGCTAACTAAATGCTTTCTAGCCGTAAGCTGTTCTCGGTAGCTTAAACCCGTCTCAGATTCAATTTCTTCTGATGTTTTATAAACACCTAATTTAGAGTCAGCTTTATCTTGCCAATAAAATATTTGGCTAAAAAATATTACTGCATTTACACTGCCCAAACGTTTTACTAGCCCAGGGAAATAAGCAACTGGACGTCCAAAATCTAATAACAAATCAGATGCTCTCACTTTACACCCCCAGTGATTTAGCTATATTACGGCAAGCATTTTGGTACTGCTCAGGGGTTAAATTTTTTGACAGTAATTTTTGTTTTTCTCGCTCATACTGCTCCCAAATTAACAACGCAATAACGCGTCTACCATCAAAAATATGTTGGATATCTGAGATATGAGCAGGTTTATCATTCAGCATAAACCCATTGCGGTATGTGATTTTTTCAGTTGATCTAATCATTGGTCTTGCCTCTTGAATTAATGCACGCTGGTCGGGCGTGATATCTCATTTAGTGCACGTACTACATTGTTTATTTGGTGTGACATGTCACGACCCTCTAATAAGATTTCAGTCATAGCATCAGCAAAACGCTGAATGGCTACAGTTGCTAAATAGTTTTTGGTGTCTCCACGTACTCGAGCTAACCTCGAAGCCGGTAGAGCCATTTCAATCGCTGGCATTAACTCAGCAATTTTTCTTTGAGATGCGCGAGAATCACCACGTAACCAACGGAATATCTGTTGCCGGTTATTGTTTATTGCTTTCCAGTCTGCCTTACCCGTTTGATCCTCAATGGCATGTAATCGACCATGTTCTTGATTAATCACTAATCGTAAGTAAGCTCGGCTAATCTCAATAGCAACATGTTCTTGCCCTTGTTCTACAGCCCAGTCCTCAATTTCAGCTCTGATAATGTTGATATCAAAATTCATTTTTGCGTCTCCTGTCGCTAGAAAAATTGATTATGCATAATCAGTTTTTTAATTTGATACCTGTAATACTGAATACTCCTTTTGGCAAGCCATCCCAAGGATTTGGATAATCAACTGGATTAAGATCATGTGGAGTTACTAACCAATTGGTTTTTGCTGACCATTCGATAGCTTTTCGACCTTTAGGGTAGTAGCTACCAGCAATAACTTGACTAATAAACCCTTGAGTTACTCCAACCGTTTTCCCAAATTCAGTTTGGCTGATTTTTTGTTTTTTTAAATACAGATCTAATTTCATGTTTTCCTCCAGCTTATGTAATAGCCGAATATTAGCAATGCTAATTTAATAAATCAATAGCATTGCTATTGGATAATTATTAGCATTACAAATAAAATACTAAAATGAACAGAAAAATATCAGAATCAGATAAAATTGCCGCCCGAAACTTACGAAACATTTGGGAAGCCAAACGAGAATCTCTGGGCTTAACTCAAGAAAAAGCCGCAGAGATTATGGGATTTGCTACTCAAGGGGCAGTAAGTCAGTATTTAAATGGCCGAACAGCCTTAAACACTGATACAATTTTAAAATTCGCATCATTATTGAAAGTTGATCCTGAAGATATTAATCCAGAGCTAAAAACGTTGTTAGACTACGTTAGACGAACAGGAAAAGAAGAAGAAATAAAACAAATAACCTCTTCTACATCAACTCAAAATGAACATACGACTTTAAGACTGATGGATGTATATGCAAAAGCAGGCCCTGGTGGCTTTATAAATAACGAATTCCCTGACACTATAAAATCTATTGAGTTCTCTCCAGAAAAAGTATTCGATTTATTCGGTAGAAAAAGTTTAAAAGGGATTGAAATAATTAACATTAGCGGTGACAGCATGTCTCCAGCAATAAACCCAAGAGACGTCGTTTTTGTTGATACTCATAATGAATTTTTTGATGGCGATGGTGTTTATGTGTTTAGTTTTGAAAATTCATTATTTATAAAAAGATTACAAAGAGTTAAGGGCAGAAAACTAGCTGTTAAATCAGATAATCCTGCTTATGAAACGTTTTATATTGAAGAGTCAGAAATGTATGATCTCCGAATTATTGGAAAAGTAATAAAATCACTTCCTATTAAAATGATTGATTTTGCATAAAATAACAATGTGTTACATACAACCACCGTCGATACGGTGGTTTTTTTTAACTCAAAATATTAGCAATGCTATTGACAATTAAAATAGCAACGCTAATATTAAAGCAACCAAAAACAACACAGCAAGTGTTTAGGTAAGTGTTCAGATTTAGTTTTGCTGTTATGTCGGAGGAGAACCACAGCTCTCATCGCGACCTGTCATGATTACCACGGCATAACGGCAGATTTTTTAGCAATACCAGGGAATTAAATTAGTTACCGACCAAAGCTACAAGGCAGACCTGACAGCTCGGAAAGACGGGCAACAAATTTTAGACGTAAAAAAACCCACCGAAGTGGGTTCCTTTACCCCGAATTGCCGACCAAAGCTATCGGGAGTTCTACTAGCGCGACCAAACGCTAGAAGAGGCAAGACCAATGATAAATCACTGATCACCGTTATTTTAAAGGAGTTGCTATGAAAGCACAACCTGAAAGCCTAACAGTCACACTCTATATTCATGCTCAAAAACAGTTCGATGGTTCTTACCAATATAACGCCTACGCATTTAAAGCCGATCCCAATGCTGGACTAGGTTTTGTTATTGCTGAACACACTGTTGATGTTCCTTTTAAAGAGCCTACTCAAACTGATCTCATTCACGCTGAAATTGATTTTCTACGTAATGAGCAAGAAAAAATTCTTGCTGATGCCCAAGTAAAAACAAGTTTGTTAGAAGACCAGATCCAAATGCTTCTCTGCTTGGAAGGCAAACCCATTTCAAAAACTGACGAAGAAATCCCTTATTAAGAGGCAAGACCAATGAAAACTTTTATCTGTGTATTTGAGCCTACGACCGAGGCTCGTACAAACAACGGTGCTGTACCGCTGGCCATAGCGTTAAACACCGCTAATGCAAAACTGGCAACAGCGACTGCAGTAGTAAAGTTATCTGAAGCATATCCAGAAGCTATGGATAACTTTAACACTGATGATCCGTTAATTAGCGAACACCTTGACGGCTCTGTTTGCCCTACTTTAGATATATTCGATGAAAAATTTGCTGTTGAAAATGAGTTTGATGGAACTCAATGGAAACCTATTGAATATAAGAATTTCAAAAAACTAGGAACGAAGCCCAGAATTGCGTGTTTACTTTTATTTGGAAAGAATCAAATAACTAACAATGAATTTTCAACTGCTCTGGAATATTTGGCAGGAAAAGAAGATCCTAAAATTCGTAATATCGCTACGGGCCTAGCTGAAATAACAAAACTTTCTTTGATGGATGCTGAGCAAACAATGGAAATAGCACAGGCTATCTATGAGTTTGCTAATGAAGATGTCACCGTTGAAGAAGCTAAATCAATGGGTGAAAGTTGGCTAACAGAAGAACCAGAACAACAACAAGAAGAAACATCTTCTATCAAGCGTAACTATTCAACCATAGATACTGAAATCGCCTTAGCACTGTTAGATGACTTTGATCCTAATAATGTCCTCGCATCTCAAGTAAAAAAAGCCAAAGAACTGATAGATGACGACGACAAAGCATGGAAACGCTGGTCAATGGATTTACGTACAACAGCTGGCATCTTGGATATACCACGTGAAAAGATTTTCTCGTTAATAGCTGAAAGTAAAAAACAGCCTGAGTTATTAGATAATCCCAATGCGCGAAAAGAATTTATTGACCGTCATTTAGGTATTAACAAGCCTACTGGCAATGCTGAAAAAGAAGAAAGTATCACTTCTAACCAATTGGATAATACCCCTTCGGTATCTAGCAAAAGTACCGTTGAAAAGGAAACTAAGCCTAAACGTTCACGTAAAAAGCAAGAAGTAGCCCCTAAAACAGAAAGTTCTCCGGTGGTTGAACAAACTGTAGAGCCTAAAGAACCCGAAACACCATCAGCACAACAAGATAATTTTGAGCAACGTGCCAGTGTTATTGATGAAGTTCTTAACGCGAGTGACGCTAATAACCTAAGTATTTGGAAACAAGTACAACGTACAGACCCGCGCTTTACTAAGCCATTAGAAGGCGTGGGATTTACGGGGACCAGTATAAACAGCACTTACATGTTTATGCGTGCAACTGAAATATTCGGTCCTATTGGGGAAGGTTGGGGATATGAAGTCCTTGAAGAAAAATTTATTGATGGAAAGCCTCTTTTAGAACCTGTCCTTGATGAGCGTAATAAACAAGTCGCAACCCGTTTTTTACGTGATGCTGATGGCTCGTTATTCTGCGAACAAAACCACTCAATTAAGATCCGTTTTTGGTACATCATCGAATGTGAAACTCGCGGTGAGTTTGAAAGTTATGGTGCAACACCATACCGCTATCAAACTAACTATGGCATTAAGGTTGACGGTGAAGTTATTAAAAAATCACTCACTGATGCCATCAAAAAAGCCCTATCAATGCTTGGCTTTAGCTCTGATGTCTTTATGGGTATGCATGATAACCCTGAATATATAGTAAGCAATAAACTTGAGTTTGAAATCAAAAATGCCAGTGAAAAAGCGGAAGATATCACACGTATTCGCAAAGAATTAGACGAGAAATTTACTAAACATACAGAAGTGATGCGTAGTGCTGTTACAGCAAATGAATTACGAGGTATTGCATCGACATTAACGCGCGAAATTTCTGCACATATTAAATCAGCCAAAGAACGTCGTGACGAAGATTACGAGAAGTATTTGTCTGGCCGTTTACGTCGATTAAACCAAATCGAAAAAGAGTGTTTAGACAAACTGAAACAGAAAGAAGAGGCAATCTAATGACCAAAACTACTGCTATCGCACTGGCGACCAATTATGAAAAATTACAGCAACTCGTTGAAACAGGAGAATTCACTGCTGAAGATATCGCAGATACATTGGCAGGTATCGAGGGCGAGCTAGGTGATAAATTGGATGCAATTATGCATCACGTTCGCAATATCGAAGGTCAAGCTAAAACACTGGATGAAGAATCTAAACGTTTATCTGATCGTAAAAAATCATTCGAAAACCAAGCTAAAAACCTAAAGAAATATGCTCTTAACTGCTTATTGGCTTCAGGATTAGATAAATTAAAAACAACAAAAAATACATTCACAGCTAGAGCTGGTGTTGTTCGAGTCATTATCGACAATGAGGCTTTATTACCGGATGAGTTGGTTGATGTTCAAACCGTCACCGCGCCTAATAAAAAAGGCATCAAAGAAGCGCTTGAAAATGGTATTGAAATTCCCGGAGCACATCTTGAAGTTGGTGAACGTTCATTAATGGTTCGTTAATTCATAATAGCGCCCTTTCTTGGGCGCATTATCAGGAGATAAACGTTATGGCCATGAAGTTAGAAGTTGTTATTACCCATGATGAAACAACAAATAAATGCAGTATCGAATGGTCTACAGCATCAACAAAAAATGTCACAGAGCAAGAACAGCAAGCACTTTCATCAATGCAAAAAGCGTTATTGCTACAACTGGGGCACCCTATAAATACAGCTATTATTCATTAAGTGACATGTCACAAAGAGGCAAGACCAATGCTTAGACACTCTCAACAAAAAGACCAAGCCGTAAAGATCACATTACCTGATGGTACACATGGCTTTGTTTCAACAGATAGACGTTGCCATGTTTCATACGATTTTCCTGCACACGTCAAAATTGAACTTCAGCCTACTCCCGCGGAGCAACAAAGGAGTGAACAATAATGTATGGTTTATTCCTTTTGGTATGTAGTTCGATGATTTGTCAGTTCGAACCCTATGGCTACATTTATCCTGATGAACAAAATTGTTTAATTGATAAGGAATTACTCGCGACCAAAGGGAAAATTGCAGAATGCTATCCAGTGGAGGGAATTATTCGGGTAAAAAGTTGATTAAGCATAATCAGTTTTTACTTTTCGTTGTTATTAGCATGGTGGTTTATTCAAGACCAATGGGTAATCACCATGAAATTATTAACACCTTGGAAACCAGGGAACCAATTATTAACAAGTTTTGATATTAAATTAGGTCGGTTAGCGTTCAGTGTAAGAAATAGACCATGCACTGACGCTGAAATCAAACACTCCTGTGATACAGCAGACCGACTTATTTTATTAATGATGAGGCAAGACCAAAATGAGCGGAAAACTGATGAAAGCTAGTGCGTGGGCTAAACGAGAATTTGAAGTAGGCTCTATTCCAGATAATAGAACCATAAAAAAATGGGTAGAAACAGGTTTATTAAAAGGCAAAATCGTTGATTGTTCTGTTTGGATATATTCATCCGAACGTTGGGGTATTGAGTCCGTTATTTCTTCATGTGTCGATGAGTTAATAAGGGCTTCGTGATATGGCCAGTAGACCTAGAAGAAAGGAATTTAGGCATCTACCTGACTTTCTTTATTTTGACAAATCAGTCAAACAATATCGCCTTACATTAACTAATGGTTTAAGAAAATGCATTGGTGCAGATAAAGCAAAAGCTATCGCAATAGCCAGAGAATACAACAATATTATGCGACCAGAAAAATGCATTTCTGTTAACACATTAATTATTGACTCGGGAGGGCAATATGGAGAGGCCCTCCCTCTCTCAGAACATTTAGATAAGTTATTTTTGCGGATCACTAATGATGAAAAACCATCAGACAGTACACTTAGTAACTGGGTTAATGACTTAGAAAGAATTAAGATCTTTTTTAAAGATATCCCCGCAAATGAAATCTCACTGGAACATGTAAATGGCTATATTAATGAATATCATGCCGATGCTTCTGCTAATGTACAAAATCGTAAGGTAAGCTTTCTAAAGAAAATTTTTAGTTACGCAATGGATGAATCTCTTATGTTTGATAACCCAGCTGAACGTAAGAAAATGAAAAGAGTCGATGGGAAAAAACGTAGAAGATTATCTTATGATGATTTTCTTAAAATTCGAGCATCTGCAGAACCTTGGTTAAGAACAGCAATGGATCTGGCGTTACAAACAACACAAGCAAGGCTTGAAGTATCACGCATAAAATACAATATCAAAGCCCCCAAAGAAGGCATCTGTGGATGTTTATGGTATGAAGAACCCTTAAATGGAATATACGGGATGATTTATATTCACAGGCAAAAAGTGCAACATAAAGAGGCATCTCATATTGCGATCCCCATAGGCAAAGCACTTAAGGATATTATCGATAATAGCCGTGACAATGTGGCAAGCCCTTATATTGTGCATAGACTACCTACTCGTATCCCAAATAAGGTGAGTAAAGAAGTTAATCATCCAACACAAGTCGCACCTGATTACCTTAGCCGTGCATTTTCAGCATTACGTGATCGAGTGGGTGTTGCCAGTCATTTACCTTTAGATGAAAGACCAACCTTTCATGAAATAAGAGCATTGGCGGCCTTTATGTTTAAACAGCGTGGTTTTGATCCTCAAGCTCGAATGGCTCATAGTGATGCAGAGTCAACCAAGATTTATACAGAAAACCATGTACAATGGGTTGAAGTGCCACATTGTGAGATTGCGTAATATCCAAAATATTTTAAGGTATACAATCTGTATCTTCTTTAATTTGAACATATATTGTTGGAATTATAGGCTTACGTTCACCATTAGCTATTTCACTTAAAAATATTACATTCTCCAATTCAGTCATTGATGGAATATCTTTATAGTCAATAAAACAAACATTAGTCTGATTATCAGAGACTAAACTAATAGATTCAGGAAGGGTAAAGTCCGACGGATGTGAGGTTGAGCGATTAACCCTTCGTTGACCATTATATCCTTTCATACTAATAGGATTATAATAATTTAGTAGGTCATCAACCATTCTTGACCATTCACAACTTTTATCAACTTGATTTTTATTTATTAATTTTATTTCTTTACCTATATTTTTCGATATTATCATTCCTGAAATAATTGATTCCAGATAATTTGTAGTTGTTCCTAATTTTTTCGATGAATAACTTTTAGGCCAACCAATTACATAAGGGCTGACATTACTAAGTGTTTTATAATTCCATTTTTTACTTTTAGGCATCATTAAATATCTGGCACAATCAAATAATCCGATAGCTTCCCCCCCTAATCTATACTGACCTATTACACGCCCATTTGCTCTAGTTCCTGGATATAATGTTAAAAATTCATTACGATCAATAGATTCCAGTAGTTTTCTCTCCTTTTCTGTTGATCTCCCATTAGGAAGTAAATTCTGTTTTTCAGAACATTTTCCCTGTAATAAAACAGCTCGACAATTTTTGGTAGTGTTATCAATATTTATTTCATGAATAATAAATAAAAGATCCGCTAACTCACAGTTTAAACTATCGCCATCCTTAGTTTTAAATTTCGCTTGAGGTGTTCCATCTATCCAAATAGATCTAGCGTTAATAGAAACTTTTTCTTTTCCTAGTTTTTTTGAAAATTCTTCCCGAATTTTTAACACGATAAAATTTAAACTAGCTACAGTATGAAGATTTCTTAATCCATAGCGTTCAAGAGAAGCTCTCTTATTGTTCTTTTTATT